CTACAAGAATATCATGAGGAGTTTGTAAAAGACAAAATATGGGATGAGAATAGTCAGTATAATTGGTATAGATGGGATCGTATTATGGATACAGGTGCAGCTAGTTATACCGAAATCGACTGGAGGTAAGTTATGCTAGAAGATATTATTAACCCAACACCAGCTAGGCAGCTGATTAATGACTTTTATTATCAGTTGCCTAACAATGGGTCCCATAAAGAAGGACTACTTAGCTGTGAGAAGAGGTACAATGAAGCGATTACTTGCTCCCTAATTTCTGTAGACAAGATTATAGAAGCATTAGAGCATCATGCTTGGCAAAACAGAAAGGTAATAGAGATGTACCAAGAGATAAAACAAGAACTAATACAGATTAGAGACTTAAAAACCGATAAATTATGACACTAAAAGAATGGCTTAAAGATGTTTACTATGACCAATGGGGTCAATACTTATGGAGTAGACAAGACGAAGAAGGAGGCTCTCAGATGGTAGGGGAGATTAGAGGATGGGGTGCTTTACAGAATGAGTTTGAAACAGATATAGAAGCTGGAGTATTTCAGGATGAGGTAGGCAAGTTTATTGCTGCAGCCATCAATGAGAAAGTACAAAGAGATTTTGGAGGTGAACAATGAGTAAAATAGAACAAGTTAAAATAAACTTAAATCTAGAAGAGATTTTTAGATACAAGTTAGTCAGAGAAAGAGATGGCTTATCTAACGTAGGTCACAAAGCTGGGTGGATTGAATGGAACGAAGATGGTACTTTTAAAGAACTACATGATGAACCTGCAGTAGGTAGGTCGCTTATTCTAGATCCTCAAAGAATGTCTTATACCTGGCTGACTACTACTGTTACAGAGATTTTGGAACAGAAAGAAAACTATATTAAGTTTGCAACAACAAATAGCATTTACGAATTATGGCAAAACGAATAACAAGAGACGAAAAAAGAAGAAAAGCAATGATAGATATCCTTAATCAGATGTTTGTTATTGCTGGTCATCAAGTTACGTACGAAGACATTAAAGATAGAACAGACGATTGGTATACTCAGTGGACCATGACTACTGCACAAGCAGAAGAGTGGAAACAGTGGAGCATTGCTTACTTAAGAAAAGAGTTAAAATTCACTAAGAAACGAGCTGAAAACGAAATGACTTGGTTTAACCTACAGTGGGGACTTAAATACTCAGACTTTAACGGATGAACAGCATAGACAAACAATACCAGATCTTACTTCAATCTATCTTAGATTATGGAGTAGAGAAGTCTGATAGAACAGGAACAGGTACTAAGTCAATCTTTGGCTACACCATTAGACATCGAATGAGTGATGGATTTCCTCTCTTAACCACTAAGAAGATGCCTTGGAAGACACTAGTAACTGAGTTGCTGTGGTTTTTAAAGGGCGAAACTAACATTAAGTACCTTTTAGATAACGGATGTAATATCTGGACAGGAGATGCTTATAAATCTTACCGTGAACCTAGACCAAATGATAGAGACGCTTACACTGTAGAAGAGTTTGTAGAAGAGATTAAGACTAATCCTGAGTTTGCTGCTAAATATGGTGAGTTAGGTCCAATTTATGGTAAGCAATGGAGAAGTTGGGGTGCAGGTTTATTAGAAGACAAACATGGCTTGGGTAACATAGATCAAATTGCAAAACTAATTGAAGACCTTAAAACAAACCCAGACTCTAGAAGGTTGATGGTTAGTGCCTGGAATGTAGGCGAATTAAATGAAATGGTACTTCCTCCTTGTCACTATGGCTTCCAAGTTTACACAAGAGAGTTGACTTACGAAGAGAAGAAAGCCTACATGGACAAACACTTTAGTGGTAAAGCACAACTTACCTTAAGCGATTTTGAGAAGTTTAATATCCCAAGTAGAGCTATCTCTTTAATGTGGAATCAGCGTTCAGTAGATACTTTCCTTGGTCTTCCCTTCAACATCGCCTCCTATGCTCTTCTCTTAACTATCCTTGCTAAAGAAGTAAATATGGTTCCTGATAAACTAATAGGAAACTTAGGCGATACTCATCTTTACTTGAATCATATCGAACAAGCCAAGGAACAAATAGAAAGAGACTCTTACGAGTTACCTACACTAAAGCATTTAAAAGATGATAGTTTCTATAAGTCACTATCGGAAGATCAATCACTATACTCACACTTGGAAAGTACTGATTTTATCTTAGAAGACTACAAATGTCACCCAACGATCAAGGCACCACTCTCGAACTAGACTTAAAGGGATTTACACCCAAACAATACGCTGCTCTTATACTTAAAGACGAACTTAAGTTAAATTGTGGTAGAGCAGGTCTTAAGATGGGTATGAATCACTATGCTTTTAGGTCTCTTTACAAGAGGGCTAAAGCAAAAGAACAAGTAAAACTAATCTATGTATAAATAATTATGATGACACACGTATGTGAAAAGAAGCCTGAGTACTTTGAGTTTATCTCTAGTCACTTCGGAGTAACTTTCACAGAAAAATCATTTACGGACCCTACATTAAAAGTGCATGCTCTACACGAAGGAACAGAGATAGTAGCAGTACTTTTAATTAAAAAGAAAAAAGATAACCAGTATAGAATTACTTTTATACGGGTATCTGAGGAGTTTCAAGGTAAGCGTTATGGTCATGCAATACTTAGTATAGCTTTGCATGATGCGTATAACGAAAATAAGGGCCCTATAAAGGCATTTACAAGGGTTAAAGCACAGAACATCCAATCTCTTAACTTCTTTCAAGCAGAGGGCTTTAAAATAGCTAAATTCGAATGCCTGCATGATACTGTATTAGAGAACGGAAACATTGTTACAGAGCTAAAACCCGCTTACATTTTAAACAAAGACTACGATGACAACAGAACCTAGAATCTTATTAAACAGGATTCAAACACCAGATGGTAGTATCTTAACTTCTTACAATAGACATGACTACGTTGAATATAGGGACAGACTAACTAAAGAGGTCCTTATGGTTGATGGAGGTACAGACTATTTAAGAAGAAATATAGGTACTTACGAAGAGTTAAGCGTCTATGACGATGGAACTCACTTAACTAGAAGATCGGCTATACACTGGGGAACCAGAGGTAAAGACGGCAGACAACCTTTAGTTTACAAACCAATTAAAGACCTAGACTCAGATCATATTGAAGCCATCCTAAGAACACAACATCAAATCTCTGACTTTTACAGAGAGATCCTTAAGGATGAGTTAAAATATAGATTTGACGAACAGGCAGAAAAACTTTAACTTTGTCTACCTTATGACTCCTACACAACAAGCAGAAGCTATGGAAAAAGAAATTCTAATGGGATTAGGATTTCAGATGACTGGTCACATGTACAAAAAGATTGCAAACTACACAATCGACAAGATAATAGCAGAGTATACAGATATGGATAATTATATTAAAGACCGATCTATGGCTAATGCTATAATGTTTTGGAAGGATGTTAAGAAAGAGATAAACAAATGAAAGAAGCTTGTAAAGAAATTGGTAGAAAGTTGAAGAACACTAAGTCTATGACCACTAACGAGTTCTTCGTATACTCTCTTCTCTTTGTCTCATCCCTCTCTATTTTAGTAGGATTTGTAGCCAATTTAATAGCTACCTTTGTAGAATGACTTCTAAATACACATTAAGCGAGAATGGTACAGTGATAGAGTATCACCTGATTGTAAAGACAATGAAGAAGAATGAAGACTACAAGTTCTACTCAGAAACAGAAAGAGACAAAGCTTTTAAAGAAGCTCTAGGGGAAAAACACTTACTACTAGCCCACCGTTACACAAGGGATAGTGAGAAGACTCCAGAAGAAATCTAAACTTAAATTAACTTAAATCAATTAACAAAGCACCTCTAGGGGTGCTTTTTTCATTTAAAAACTAACTAAAACAAAATATGCCAGAAGAAATCACATCCCAAGGGCTAGTTGCAGCCCAATTACAAATGTTTGATGATCCTTTCTCTACAGAGTTTATGGACCAAGCAGAAAAAACTATCCAAGTATCTGCTAGTAGTCTTCCCGTAAAAAGACGTGCACGCAAAGTCTTAACAGACAAGTTTGTAATGCACAAGGATCTAAAAAGACGTTTACTTAAACTTAAGTCTACTGATGTCCCCCAAATCGTAAAGGACATGGTAGATGACTTATTATCTCTTAAAAGAGTTCCAGAAGACTCTAAGTATTGTAATTACCTTGGTTTATCACAAGCAGACTATAGCAAACTCTCTTATCTAGACGAAGAACGTAAAAACAGATTGCAGGGAGAAGAAACAAGAATGCATATGATTAGACCAGGATCTATCATTAAAGTACACGTAGCAAGACCTCGTATCTGGATGGGAAACCACCCAATTAAGTGCTACAGTCTTACTCTTACAAATCGTCACTTAGGAGGAGCTGTTTATCCTATCAGAGAATTTAAAGCTGTTACAGGTACTCACTCTGTTACCTATTATGATGATGCTGAGAGAGCAGAATTTATTGACTATTCTTTCAACACTCCTATGTTAGATGCACAGTCTGACGACTTTAGACTTAGACACAGTAACCTATATGGATCTGGTAATTTTGTAATAACTACAGAAGGTATGGTTAGTACTGGAAACTATCCTACAGTAATTGGTGTAGAGTTCGAAAGGACTGAAGTAGTAATGCCTCAGGTGTGGAACTTTAAGAAGCGTTATCATACTTCTGTAGGTAAACTTATCCGTAGAATCTTCAAAGACAAGTATTCAGATCGAGACATCACTAGTTTCTCAGAAGCTTATGCTTCTTTGATTACTGTTGCTAATCCTCTCTATGATTTTCAGATTATGGAAGGAGAGCAGGTTAAGTGGGCTTATCACGAAAATAACTACCATACCCATACTAATACTTTGGGTAGTTCTTGTATGCGTTATGACAGATGTCAAAGCTATTTTGGTATCTACACTAAAGACCCCTCTAAAGTTAAGATAGGTGTTCTTTTAAAGGGTGGTAAAGTAGCTGCTCGAGCTATCCTGTGGAACTTAGGCGATTATTGGGCTTATGACAGAATCTATTCTACTAGAACTGAGACAGAAAACTTGCTTAAGTCTACTTTGGAAACAGCAGGATACAGGAGAATCTGGCAAACATCAGGTCACTATTCTCTTAAGATAGATTTAAGTGACATAGCAAGGTTCCCTTACGTAGATACTCTACACTGTTATCATCCTGACGATCAAATCTTAAGTAACTACGGAGAAGGTCATCACTTTAGCTTTAGGTCTACTGGAGGTGATTATTATGATAACGGAGCAGATGAAGACAACAATGTAGACTGCGTTTGTTGTGGAGACACAGTAGAATTTGACGACTCTTACTACGTAGACAGAGGTATCCATCGAGGAGAAAGATGTTGTTCAAGTTGTCATGTTTATTCAGACGCTATGGATATTACTTTCACATCAGATGACGCACATGTAAGTACTTATGATGATGACCATGTAATGGTAAGAGACTCTGTTCAGTTATTTGACGGACAATATGCTTATGACTGTGATTCTCAACTTAGGGAATATCATAACGGCAGATACTTTATCACCAGCATTCATCCTTATGAACTGATCAATGGTTCTTTCTACCACCCAGATGATGAGGATAAGCCAGAAGAAACTACGGAAGATTATAGTGAGCCTCTTCCTACTATTACTATGCACCCAACAACTGGGGTTACAACTTCAAGTAATATTATATTAACCAGTAGTACTTCTTCTACTGGTACTTATAGTTTCTATCACCCAAGTCAGATCTCTGGGTACCTTGAAAACACTTTTGGTATTAACGAACTTACAAGAGCACTAGAAGAATTGACTGAATCTAGAGATGCTACTGAGACTAGTGAGAATACAGAAAGTACACGAACTACAGAGACTACAGAGACTACAGAAACCACTGAAGGTCCTGATCAATTTTTAATTTAAAAACAATGAAATACACAACAAACAAACTAGAAACAATAGACCACACCATTAAGGGTGATTTCCCAGTAGACTTTGATCTGCTATTCGATATTATGTATCAACAAAGTCCTACTTATCAGCCTGAACTCGAAGAACTTAAGAAAGATTGGCTTATCCAGCTTATCTCTAAGATCGAAGGAGTTACTGTGTATGAGAAGGGAGGCAATATTTATTGCACAAAAGGAGAAGCAGAATTCTATCCTACTATCGTAGCTCATTATGACACAGCTCAAAGCTATCATGTTGGTATGAGAATCTTTAAAACAGACCAGTGGATCTTTGGTTTTGACGATGCTACAGGTGAACAGTGTGGCTTAGGTCTCGATGATTCAGTAGGTGTATGCTTTGCTATTCAGATGCTTAAGATGATGCCTGTATGTAAGGTATTCTTGCCTTATGGCGAGGAAAGAGGTCTAGTAGGTACTCATGCTTGTGATATGAGCTTCTTTGACAACTCTCTAGTTGTTACTCAGCTAGATCGCAGATCTTATACAACTGACTTTATTAAGTTTACTAATGGTGTTCAGACTTTTAACCCTGAGCATTATGACTTAATTGGTGATTTGATGGATAAGTATGGCTATTCTCTTAACTCTGGCACAGCTACTGACGTAGGTGGTCTTCGTAAGCGAGGTCTTAAGGTATCTTCTCATAATCTTTCTTGTGGTTATTTCAACGAGCATAGTGATAACGAGGTAGCAAGTGTAGCACTTCTTACCAATGCTTTCAGCTTTGCTTATGAGATGCTTACAATGTTGGCTGAGAGAAACATTCCTCTTACTTTCCCTGTACCTGCTCTTAGCGCAGAACTTCCCTATGGAGGTAGCAAGACTAGGTCTAGTTCTACTTACTTGGGAACTGGTGCTAGACAGATTAATATCTGGGATGACGATGACGAAGACTGGTACTTTGATGTACAGAGAGGAGAGTGGATGCCCCCAAAAAGCGAATTGGCTTCTACTAAAAGTCCAAAGTACTGGTCTAGACCAGAAGATTCCTTGGACATGTTAGATCCTTTTGGAGATGTTGCTTATGATAAAGATAAAGCAGAAGAAGCCGCTGCTGAAGAAGAGTATCAAATCTACAGTGAGTGGATAGAGTCATGTTATCCTGAGTATCAAGACCCAAGACTAAGAGAAGGTCTAGAATCATTCAGCAATAAGTCTAAAGTTCTTTACAAACAAGCAGACATTGATGAAATGATTATGGATGGTACTTGTCCTAACTGTCTAGGTGAGAATATTCACATCACAAATGATTTGTTACTTAACAGTTATTGTTATGAATGCGAAAGTATCTTTAATGTGCCTACAGATGAGCAAGAATTCATTGGAACTTTAATGAAGGATTGCAAAGCAGGACAAGTTCCTTTCGCAGAAATTGCTAAGCTTTAATTTATGGAAATAGAACATTATGGAGATAGTCTGGAATCACACCCAGACTATCTTTTTATGAAAAAAATGTGGATGGAAGACTTGGAAAAAGTTGATGAATCCCTTATCTTTGTAGACCCGCCTAAGTTTAATAAGAAAGAATTATTCAAAGGCATAAATGTAACTTTAACCACAACTGACAATGAAGAAAACATTCTACGAGGTCCTATGGGAACTAGCAGTCAAGGAGAGGATGATCGACAAGTGGATTTACGAAGAGAAACTACTTAATAACGGAACCACTTTTAGTTGGACACCTAAAGCCTTAGAAGAACTTGATGTAGATGAAGTAATAACAGGACTTAAAGTAGTTAAAGACTCAGGTCCTATTAAAGTAGCTAAGAAGACAGTAGAACAACCTGATATACCTGAGACATGGTTAGCAGAGTTTATTGCTAAGTTTAGTGCTAAGAACATAGGCATAGCAGGTAAGACTACTGACAAGACTAGTGTGGTTAAGAGATTGTTTAGATTTTTAAGTGAGTACAGTTATACTTTAGATGAAATAGCCCGAGCTACTGATCTTTACATAGACCATCACAAAAGAGAAGGCTCTATTAAATACATCAGAGATTGTGGCTATTTTATCTATAAGAAGATTGATGGCGTAGACCAAAGCGATTTAGCTAAGTGGTGTGAGGAATTGAAGAATGGCAGTGGACCTGCTTACAATAGCCATCAAATCATATAACTATGAACTTCGAAAGTATAATTGCTCAGATAGAAAGAAACAAAGAAATCAGAGAAGCTGGAGGTATAACCTCTATTGCTCCTCCATTCCCTAGATTAGCTCAACACTACGGAGGTTTTACTAAAGGTTCTATTACTTGTATTACTGCTGCATCAGGTGTAGGTAAGTCAAAGTTTGCTAAATACATGACTATCGTAAACATCTACAGAGCAACAAAGAATACAGAAATCACTCCTAAGATCTTCTATTTTGCCTTAGAGGAAAGTGCCACAGACTTTTGGCTATCCTTTATCTCTATCTTCCTATATGAGAAGTATCATATAACTATTAGCGTACAACAACTAAAGTCTATCGGAAATTTTAGAGTTACTTCTGACTTAATGGTCAAGATAAAAGAAGCAGAGTACTTTATTACTAGATTACAAGGCATAGTTGAGGTAGTAGATTATATCAGAAATCCTACAGGAATAACTAAGCATGTAAAAGCTTACTTTGATAATCCTGCAATAGGAGAATACATATTTAAAGAGATAGGGGAAGGGAAAAAGATTGCTACAGGCTATAAGTACAAATCAGATAACCATTGGGTATTCTTTGTACTAGACCACATCAGTCTTTTATCTAATGAGATAGCTCCTGATACTAACATGAAGTTAACTTCTTATCAGACGTTTGACTTTATGATTAAGGACTATGTACTAGATGTATTCTCTAAGAGATTTAAGATGGCTAACATCATCGTTCATCAACAGACTCCTGCATCAGAGAAACAAAGTTACACTTACAAAGGACAGTTAATGGAGGAGAAACTAGAACCTTCTATGGAGGAACTCCACATTAACAAAGGTGTACACCAAGACTACGAGATAGTTATAGGTTTGTTTAGTCCCGCAAGATATAACATAGCAGTTCATAATGGCTATGATGTATCTCTATTAGGTAACAAGTATCGTTCTCTAAAGTTCCTTAAGGATCGTTACTACGGCTTAGAAAATTCAAGCGTAGGACTTTACTTTAATGGAGCTAACGGAAAGTTTGACGAGTTGCCTAAACCTGAAGAGATGAATAGTCCTACAGGAAATCATTATGAGAGATTTATTAAAATGTAAACAAGAATGGACGAACAACAGAACCCCTATTTAGTTAAGATACTAAAACAAATGTGCGAAGTCATAAGTGTAGACTATGATACCGTAGACTTTAAAGAAGACGGTTGGTATCATAAACATACATGGACTGTAGAAGAAGAAGATAACTTTCTAATCTGGTTAGCAGGACAATTCTACAACAATGATGATATGAGGGAAGAACTATTAATGGACCCTGAGAAGAATCTTGAGAACT